ATGTGGAAGTTCCAAGAGGAAATGCTGCAACTGTTTGCCAGAGACCGTTTCGTTATCACCAAATGTCCTCGTCAGGTTGGTAAGACTACCACCACCGTGGCATACATGTTATGGTTAACTATCTTCACCGATTCACAAAACTGTGCCGTGTTGGCCAACAAAGGTTCTCTTGCACGTGACATTTTGGCCAAGTATCAACTGGCATATGAAAACTTACCTATGTGGTTGCAACAAGGTATTGTTACCTGGAACAAGGGTAACGTTGAACTAGAAAACGGTTCTAAGATTGTTGCTGCGTCTACCTCATCATCTGCGATTCGAGGCGGCGCATTTAACCTAGTATTCTTGGACGAATTTGCGTTCGTTCCAAACAACATCGCCGAAGAATTCTTTAACTCTGTTTACCCTGTAATTTCATCAGGTAAGAAAACAAAGATTATTATTGTGTCAACACCTAACGGTATGAACCTGTTCTACAAGTTATGGATGGACTCAATCAATAAGAAGAACAACTATACCAACTTTGAAATTCACTGGTCAATGGTACCAGGTCGTGATGAGAAGTGGAAAGAAGAAACAATCCGAAACACCTCACTGCGTCAGTTCCAACAGGAATTTGAAACAGAGTTCTTGGGTTCTTCTAACACATTGATTTCTGGTTTCAAACTGCAACAATTGGTGTACACCGATCCGTTGGCAGACCATGATAAGATGAAAATCTATGAGCATCCAATTAAATCGGATGAAACTAATATGCGGGACCACCTGTATGCAATCATGGTGGACGTATCAGAAGGTCGAAACCTAGACAGTTCAACCTTCTCGGTCATGGATATATCTCAGATGCCCTACAAGCAAGTGGCAACCTATAAGAGTTCATCTATTTCACCGATTCTATTCCCTACTGTCATCTATAATGCCGCAAGGTACTATAATGATGCATATGTTTTGATTGAAATCAATAACAATCCACAGATTGCAGACTCTCTACACCAAGATTTTGAGTATGAGAACCTATGGAAAGTGTTTACTGGTAACAAACAACCACAACAATTGTCATCCGGCTTTGCACGTGGTGTACAGATGGGTTTGAAAATGTCACCTCAGGTTAAGAAGATTGGTTGTGCCAACTTGAAGACCATGATTGAAGGAGACAAACTTCTAATTAATGATTTCGATACATACTCCGAGTTGACCACTTTTGTGGCCAACAAGAACTCGTTTGCAGCTGAAGAAGGTGCGAATGATGACATGGTAATGACGTTGGTCATATTCGCATGGGTAGCAACACAAAAGTATTTTAAAGAAATTGTTAACCATGACATAAGAAAACAACTTCAATTGGAAAATATGAACCAATTGGATGATGAAGTACTACCCGCACCCATCATTGAAGACGGTTTAGAACATGATTTTGAAATTATTGACGGAGATGTATGGGAAAGTCCTGGTTCAGGAGCAACGTACTCCAACTTTATACGAAAAACACTCGAAAGGATGTAAATATGACCTTTCATAAATATCTTTATGGTATTCTAACTGCCAAAAAGAACACATAATAATTCAAGGAGAATAAAATGGCATTTCAAATCTCTCCAGGCGTAAATATTTCTGAGGTTGACTTAACAACTGTTGTACCCTCAGTATCTACTACGGCCGGTGCGTTTGCTGGACCTTTCGTTTGGGGTCCAGTTAATAAAATAAAACTAATAGACAGTGAATTAACATTGTCGAAAACCTTTGGACGTCCAGATGCAAACTGTGCTTCGTCTTTCTTTACAGCTGCAAACTTTCTTGCTTATGGTAACAATTTGCAAGTGGTACGTTCAATTGCTGTAACATCCAGAAACGCAGCTGGTGTTGGTTTCGGCAACTTGTTAGTAAATAACGAGGACGAGTTTGAACAAAACTATTTGTTTAGTGATAATGCTGAAGCATACGGCAGTTTTATTGCACGTTACCCAGGTACCTTAGGCAATTCAATTAAAGTTTCTGTTTGCGATAACAAAAACAACTTTGAATCTTGGACATATAGAAATTATTTCACATCAGGTCCAAGCACTTCTCCACAAGCAACAGCAGCTGGTGGTTTCAATGATGAGATGCACATTGTTGTTATTGATGAAGATGGTTTATTTACTGGTACAAAAGGTGCAATTCTAGAAACATTCGCTTTCGTTTCTAAGGCGTCTGATGCAGTACTCAATGGTGATACAAATTACTATAAACAAGTAATTTTTAATGAATCAAAATATGTTTATGCAATTGACCCTATCGACTACACAAACACCAATGCATCATGGGGTCGTCCATCATTGACCAACTTCTATCAATTGGATGCAGTTAAAACAGTTTCTTTACAGTCTGGTACTTATGGTATGCCTGTTGACGGTGAATTGCAAGGTGCATACGGGTTGTTTAACAACAAAGAATCTGTTGATGTATCATTGATTATCACTGGCGCAGCATCAGTTCCTGTTCAACAGTATATTATCAACAACATTGCTTCAAGCCGTGGTGATTGTGTGGCATTTATTTCTCCACCAAAAGCAAACGTTGTCAATCAATCAGGTAATGAAACCACCAATATTAATGCATGGTTAACCGTGTTGAACGTAGCGGCAGGTCCTGGTTCTTACACAGTTGCTGACTCTGGTTGGAAATACCAATATGACAAATATGCAAACATCTACCGTTGGGTTCCACTGAACGGTGACATTGCTGGTCTATGTGTGTACACAGATTCTGTCCGTGACCCATGGTTCTCACCAGCAGGTTTCAATCGTGGTGCTATCAAGAATTGTATTAAATTGGCATGGAACCCATCCAAGACATACCGTGATGTGTTGTATGCAGCAGGTGTAAACCCAGTTGTATCCTTCCCAGGTCAAGGTACCGTGTTGTTTGGTGACAAGACATTGCAGAACAAACCTTCTGCATTTGACCGTATCAACGTTCGCCGTCTGTTCATCACACTTGAAAAATCAATCTCTACTGCTGCTAAGTTCTCTTTGTTTGAATTGAACGATGAGTTTACACGTGCTCAGTTTGTTGCTCTTGTGACTCCATTCTTGCGTGACATTCAAGGTCGCCGTGGTATTACAGATTTCAAAGTGGTATGTGATACAACAAACAATACACCGCAAGTTATTGATAGTAACCAATTTGTTGGTGACATTTACATTAAACCTGCTCGTTCAACAAATTACATTCAATTGAACTTTGTTGCTGTTGGAACTGGTGTTGACTTCGCAACAATCGTTGGCGCAGTCTAATAAATAAACCGATAACAGGAGAAAACAATGGCATTTAATGTAGCAGAATTTAGAGCAAACATGGTTGGGGACGGTGCTCGTCCTAACCTGTTCTCAGTCTCTCTAATACTTCCTTCAATTGTACCTAATTCAAGTGATGCTAGTAAAAAATTAACATTCATGGCAAAGACAGCACAACTACCAGGTTCTACCATTGGTACTGTGCCAGTTTATTACTTTGGTCGTGAAGTTAAGTTTGCAGGTAATAGAACATTTGCTGACTGGACATTGACAATCATCAATGATGAAAACTTCACTATCAGAAATGGTATCGAAGCATGGATGAACGCAATCAATAGTCACAATGGTAACGTTCGTGCAGGTAACGCATTGGCTGCAACTAACTATTCAGTTGATGCAACAGTTACACAATATGGCAAGACTGGCCAAGACTTGAAGGCTTATAAGTTTGTGGGTATGTTCCCGTTAGATATGGCACCAATCGACCTAGATTGGGGTTCAAACGATGCAATCGAGGAATTCTCGGTTACATTTGCATATCAACACTGGGAAGCAAGCACAACTTCTTGATAATTTGCGGGAGGCTTCGGCCTCCCTTTTATGTTTATTTGATTTTGGAATTAATAAAAAAATATGGCTACCGACAATAAATTTTCACTTTTTGGTTTTACTATATCCCGTGATAAGGCTGAACAACAACAGGTTGGTCAGCAATCGTTTTCGCCTCCGGCTAATGAAGACGGCGCATTAACTATTACATCTGCCGCATACTACGGCACATACGTTGACCTAGATGGTACCGCAAAGAATGAGGTAGAACTCATCTCTCGTTATCGTGAAATGGCAATGCAACCTGAAATCGAATCTGCAATAGATGACATAGTTAATGAAGCTATTGTACAAGATGATGATGGCAAAATTATTGAGATTGTTCTGGATGATTTAGAACAACCAGAAAAAATTAAAAAAGCAATCAAATCAGAATTTCATATCTTGTTACGTATGTTAAACTATACGAATATGGCACAAGATATTTTCCGTAGATATTATGTGGACGGACGTTTGTTCTACCATATGATTATTGACAGAGAAAACCCAGCAGCAGGTATTAAAGAATTAAGATACATCGACCCACGTAAGTTGCGTAAAGTACGTGAGATTAAAAAACAAAAAGATGAACGCACAGGTGCGGACATTATGAATGTGATTAATGAATATTACATTTACAATGATAAAGTAACCTCAGGTTCTTCCAACTTTGGTCCAGTTGGTGTACGTATCACAACAGACTCTATTATTAACGTAGTGTCTGGTCTAATGGATTCACGTAGAGCAGTCGTTCTGAGTTATCTACATAAAGCAATCAAGCCTCTCAATCAACTTCGTATGATAGAGGATGCAACGGTCATTTACCGTATTTCGAGAGCTCCAGAACGCCGCATCTTTTACATTGACGTAGGTAACCTACCAAAATTAAAAGCAGAACAATACTTGCGTGATATCATGGTCAAGTATAAGAACAAGTTGGTGTATGATTCAAACACTGGTGAAGTGCGTGATGACCGTAAACACCTATCTATGTTGGAAGACTTCTGGTTGCCACGTAGAGAAGGTGGTAAGGGTACAGAGATTACTACACTACCAGGCGGCCAAAACCTTGGTGAATTGGAAGATGTTAAGTACTTCCAAAAGAAACTATATGGCGCATTGTGTGTACCTATTTCTCGTTTGGAACCTAATCAAGGTTTCTCATTGGGTCGCACATCAGAAATTACACGTGACGAATTAAAATTCTCCAAGTTTGTTGATAGACTACGTAACAAATTTTCAGAAGTATTCAACCAAGCATTGCGTGTGCAGTGTGTGTTGAAAGGTATCTGTACAGCAGAAGAATTTGATTCGTTCAAAGAGTCTATTCACTATGACTTTATCAAAGACAATAACTTCTCCGAATTAAAAGAAGCAGAGTTAATGACTCAACGTTTATCTTTGTTAGGTGCAGTTGACCCATACACAGGTCGTTACTTCTCACAAGCATGGATTCAACGTAACGTATTGCGTTTGACTGATGATGAAATCAAAACAATGCAAGATGAGATGGACGAAGAACAATCATTGGGTCTTGGATTGCCAGTTGGTGTAACTAATGACGTTGCACAGGCACAGATGATGAGTGATATACCACAACAAGCATCACATCCTGATGATGTTCAGGCGCAACAAGATATGGCTGATGCACAAGCAAAAGCATCCAAGTCTAAGAAAAATGAAGATGTTGGAACATTTAGTAAATTGAAACGTATACTATAAATATATTTTATTTGGAGAAAATTATGGAAAAAGCACAAGCAATAATCGACTACGCAATTCAAGATGACGCAAAAAATATGCGTGACACATTGTACTCTGCCATCCAAGACAAAGTGATGGCACATATCAACGCACAAAAAATTGAAGTTGCAAAGAATCTGATTGCTCCAACTCAACAAGAAGTTGACGTAGAGGATGCGGAAGTTGAAAACGCTTAAAGATTACATCGCTGCACCAGTAGTAGAATCTCAATCTTCTGAGAAGGTTGATGAGTATGCATTGGAGGCATTAGATCCTATGTATGGTATAACTATGGAGTCTTTACAAGAAGATAAAGACGGCAAAGGTATGCCTGCGATTCTAATGATGCGTAGAAAATCTTTTCGTCTATTTCCAGACGGACAAAAAGTGGCATTATACTACATTGACAAGCTTGATAAATATGTTACGGTGCCTTATGGTAAAAATTCAAATAAGAACTTGAATATGCAATCAGGTTCAACTGTAAAAGAAACTGTGTTTCATCATTTAAATCATATTGTAGAATCTGATGTTGCAAAGTCTGTATCGTTTGATGATGGTTCTACTAAAAAGGTTGATGTGTATACAGCAGAAGCAGTATTAAAAGTTTACAATTCTTTGAATCGTGATAATAAAAACATGATTGAAGAAATGGCACAAAAGAGTAAGGATCATTTCAACAGAGTTGTGGACTTTGCACACAAACAGTTTAAATAATAGGACGTAAAAATGGCAAACGCATATACATATCAGGTAATTAAAGATACCACAACTCATGTAGTTATTAAATTAACAGCATCATTTGATGGTACAGGACAAGAAAGCAACGTTGCTAGAATTGCAGCCAATACATTGTATGGTGCATTAGCAACAAACGGTTATCTAAGAGCTAACGGCCAAGGCGGTGCAGCCAACACAGCACTATCATATTATGGTTTAGCATTAAACCGTTTGTGGTACGATTGTGCAGCAGGCGGTGATGTTCAGTTATTCTGGAACGCAACAACTCCAAGACCATTGTTTGTTATGAATGGTAATGGTGAGTATGATGGTAACGGAAACTGGACTACAATTCCAAACAACGCTGCAGGTACTGCTGGTTGCATCGGTGATATTGGTGTTATTACACGTGGCATGTCGGCAAACGATAGTTACACAATGGTCGCTGAGTTCCGTAAAGACAATGCACATTATCAACGTGGTCACTTGTCGGATCCTGGTGCTTTCAACCAAGGTTCTTATCACTTAGAACCATAATAGCCATAATAGGTAACACATGAAACTCATTAAAGAATTAACAGAATCGGTAAATTATATTACCGAAGAAAAGAACGGCAAGAAGACCCTTTACATTGAAGGTCCTTTCCTTGTCGCAGAAGCGGTTAACCGTAACAAACGCATGTATAAAGAAGAATCAATGCGTAGAGAAGTTAACCGTTATATGGAAGAATACGTAACAAAAAATCGTGCCTTTGGTGAACTGGGTCATCCAGACACCCCTAGTATTAACCTTGACCGTGTGTCTCACTTGATTGTGGGTCTGCGCCAAGAGGGTAATGCATGGATAGGCAAAGCTAAAATTCTTGAAACCCCAATGGGTAATATCGCCAGAAACCTTATTGATGGCGGCGCACAACTCGGTGTGTCTTCACGTGGTATGGGTTCTCTGAAAGTGGAGAACGGTATTAACATTGTTCAAGATGATTTCTATCTGGCCACAGCGGCGGATATTGTAGCAGACCCTTCTGCGCCTGGTGCTTTTGTACAAGGTATCATGGAAGGCAAAGAGTGGATGTTAGTAGATGGTGTTTGGACCGAAATGCAATATGAACAAGCTAAGAGTCAAATTCAACAAGCTTCTCGTAAAGACATTGAAAAAGTAAGTCTTCGCATATTCGAAAACTTCATCAAAAAACTTTAATTATAAATATCCAATATAAAATCAAGGAGATTTACAAATGGCAAAATTTAATCTGTCCGAAGCCGCTAAAGATATCTTGCAAGCAACTGTTGCTGGCAAGAAAGGTGGCCAAGACAAACCTCAAAAACTAGGTACAGACGTAGCATACGGCAACAAAGATGTTGGTGATATTGGTACAGACGTTACTAAAACAACCGATGGTGCACCTGCTGCAACAAAGGGTACACCACAAGCTAAGGCTCCTGGTGCAACACCTCCTGTTGGTTCACAACCAGCAAGTAAACTTACTGGTCAACCAGGACAATCCGGTTCGGTTGAACAACCAGAAGGCAAGACCGGCGGTCAAGCTATGCAGAAGAACAAGAACGGCGTAGGCATTCAATCTTACGGTGGCCAAAAGAACGAAGAACTTGACGCTGACGGCAACGTTATCGAAGAAGAAGAACACGAAGATGCAGCTGCAGATAAGAAAATGATTAAGGCTGAAATGCGTAAAGAAAAACAAAAAGAACGTATGAAAGAAGATATTGACGCCCTATTGGACGGCGAATCCCTTTCAGAAGAATTTGTTACTAAGGCAACTACAATCTTTGAAGCGGCAGTTATTGCACGTGCAGAAGAAGTTATTGCTGAAGCAGAAGCAGAAATGCAAGAACAATTCCAAGCGGCAGTTGAAGAAGTTAAAGAAGACCTGGCAACCAAGGTCGATGACTACTTGAACTACATGGCAGAAGAATGGGTTAAAGAGAACAAGATTGCAATCGAAAAAGGTCTACGTGCTGAAATCGTAGAAGACTTCATTGCTGGTTTGAAAGACCTATTCACAGAACACTACATTGACATTCCAGAAGAAAAAGTGGATGTTGTTGAAGAATTGACAACACGTGTTGAAGAACTTCAAAATTCATTGAATGAGCAAATCAAAGCTGCCGTTCAAATGAAAAAAGAAATGAATGAACACAAAAAATTCGAGGCTATACAAACAGTTTGTGAGGGCCTAACCCAAACTCAGGTGGAAAAATTGAAGCAGCTCGCAGAGAGTGTGGAGTTTACAACTGAGGAAGAATTTACAGGCAAACTAGAAACTTTGAAAGAATCATACTTCAAAGCAACAGTAAAATCCGCCGAGAGTTCTTCGTTGAATGAAGAAATTGAAATTGAAGAAGAAAAGAAGCCAGCTTCTACTGACTCAATGATGAACATGTATGCTCAAACAATTTCGAAAACCTTAAAGTAATAAATAATATTACCGTTTCATAGATACTCACAAGGAGAATACTAAATGTATCTTACAGAAGAACTACAAAAAAAATGGCAACCAGTTCTGGAACATCCAGAACTAGAATCCATTAAAGACCCATACAAGAAGGCAGTTACTGCCCTTGTTTTGGAAAACCAACAATTGGCGATGCAATCTGACCGTCAACAGTTGAATGAAGTTAACATCACAACACCAGTTAACGCAACTGGTTCTGGCATCCAAAACTTCGACCCAATCTTAATCAGTTTGGTTCGCCGTGCATTGCCTAACTTGATTGCTTATGACGTTGCAGGCGTTCAGCCAATGACAGGACCTACTGGTCTTATCTTCGCTATGCGTGCTCGTTACACTAACCAATCTGGTACAGAAGCCTTCTTCAACGAAGCAAACACAGCATTCTCTGGTGTTACATCCGTAAATAACCCATACGGTTTCCAAGGTACTGCTGCAACTGACGTTGGTACTAACCCAATCGCTGACTTGTCTGCTAACGCATACACAACTGGTACTGCACGTACAACAGCAACTGCTGAAGCACTTGGTACTGATTCTGGTCCTGCGTTCCAACAAATGGCTTTCTCTATCGAGAAGGTTACAGTAACTGCTCAAAGCCGTGCTTTGAAGGCAGAGTACTCACTTGAATTGGCACAAGACTTGAAGGCAATCCATGGTTTGGATGCTGAAACAGAATTGTCAAACATTCTGTCAACAGAAATCTTGGCTGAAATCAACCGTGAAGTTATCCGTACTATCTACACTACTGCTGTTGCAGGTGCTCAGTATGGTACTACACAAGCTGGTTACTTCGACCTTGACACCGACTCTAACGGTCGTTGGTCAGTTGAACGTTTCAAAGGTTTGATTTTCCAAATCGAACGTGATGCAAACGTAATCGCTAAGAAAACTCGTCGTGGTAAAGGTAACGTCCTTATCGTTTCTTCTGACGTAGCTTCCGCAATGGCTATGGCTGGTGTGTTGCAATACACTCCTGCTTTGTCTGCTGACCTACAAGTTGACGATACAGGCAATACATTTGCTGGTATGTTGCACGGTCGTATCAAGGTCTATATTGACCCATACTTCGGTGGTTACACATCTAACCAAGAATTGGTGACAATCGGTTATAAGGGTTCTTCTCCTTATGACGCTGGTATCTTCTATTGCCCATACGTACCGTTGCAAATGGTTCGTGCAATTGACCAGGCTACATTCCAACCAAAAATTGGTTTCAAGACTCGTTACGGCATGGTTGCAAACCCATTTGCACAAGGCGCAACAGTACCACCAGCTGGTGAAGGCGGTGGTTTGAAGGCACGTAGTAATGAATACTACCGTATCTTCGGCGTTAAGAACTTGATGTAATTTCAAGTAAAAAAATCACCGTTAAGAGTGATATTTCAAAAGGACCTCTTCGGAGGTCCTTTTTTTTGCTTCCTAAATAGTAGTATAGGAGATAAAATGACTGTACTTAACAGAGCCCCACAAAATACAAATCCATTGCAGGCGTCCAAGTTCATACTGACATTCAGTAGAATTAAGTCCACTCAATATTTTTGTCAAGAAGTTAACCTACCAAGTGTTACCTTGGGTGAAGTGATTCGTGCAACACCTTTCTTAGACATGTATTCACCAGGTACCAAGTTATCATACGATCCATTAGAGATATCGTTTATGGTAGATGAAAATATGGAATCTTGGAAGAACATCTATGATTGGTTCTTATCAATGGCAGACCCCGAAGGTTTCGAAAAACGTAACTATGTACGTGAACTACAAAGAACGGAACATTTTTCAGATGCCACATTGACGGTATTGAGTGCATTAAATAATCCAATATTAAGAATTGAATTTAGTAATGTATTCCCGTTAACGTTGAGTGATATTAATTTTGATACCAAATCTTCTGCGGACGACATTATTACTTGCAAGGCAACATTTAGGTATCAATCATACAAATATTTGACAATGTAATATTTTTGTGATATAATGGCGTGAATAGATAAAAAGAGCGTAAGCTCTTGAAGTTAAATGATTTTTTGATAAAAGTGAATAGATATGGAAACACTTGAACAAGTTTTAAAATACTGGGAATCGGATGCGGTCATAGACCAAACCGAACCTAGTAAAGAACTATTAAGAATACCCACACTGCACAGCAAGTATCTCGGTATTCTAACTAAACACAGAATTGCCTCCAAGAAGGCACACTTTGATTACCTACGTATGCGTAAAATCAAATGGGAATATTTCACAGGTAAAATGTCCAAGGAAGAACTGGAAGAATATGGTTGGGAACCATTTCAGTTTGCACTCAAATCGGATGTCACCACGTACTTAGAAGCGGACAAAGACCTCATCAAGTTACTTGAAAAGAAGGTCTACCATGAGGAAGCAATCTCCGTTATTGAATCTATTATGGGAGAACTGAAACAACGTACATGGCAATTGAGAGATTTTATCTCTTGGGAGAAGTTTGTTGCGGGCCAGTGATATCATAGTCCACAAGAAGGACGAAGTATACGCCAAGGTGACTTGTGAACGTCACGTGGCGATGGAGTTATCTGAGTACTTCACGTTCTTTGTACCTGGATATCAGTTCGTTCCAGCCTATCGGAATCGAATCTGGGACGGTAAGATTCGTCTATACAACTTACAGACCAGCCAACTATATCTTGGTCTGATACAATACTTAAAAGAATTTGCCAATGAACGTGGTTACACCTACGACATTGAAGAAATGGAGGATGAATACTCCGTCTATCATGCACAAAAGTTCTTTGAATCTTTGAATCTACATTCACAAGGTAGAAAGATTGATGTAAGAGAACACCAACAAGATGCGTTTATACATGCAATACAATCCCGCAGAGCATTGTTGTTGTCACCAACCGCATCAGGTAAATCATTAATCATCTATCTAATCTTCCGTCAATTACTTGATTATCAAGACCTCAAAGGTCTAATCATTGTACCTACAACCTCATTGGTTGAACAGTTGTACTCTGACTTTGGAGATTATTCTTCCGAAAATGGTTTTGATGTTGAAGAAAACGTACACAGAATTTATCAAGGTAAAGATAAACACACACTGAAAAAACTAACGGTGTCTACATGGCAATCGTTGTATCAGTTGCCAAAAGAATACTTTGAACAGTTTGATTACATCATAGGTGACGAAGCACACTTGTTCAAGTCGCAATCACTGACAACCATTATGACTGCGGCAATTAATACAAAGTACCGCATTGGTCTAACAGGAACTTTGGACGGAACCAAAACACACAAGTTGGTACTGGAAGGTTTGTTCGGTCCTGTTGAAAAGGTTATTACAACCAAAGAGTTAATTGATAAGAAACAACTGGCACAATTCACAATCAAGTGCCTTGTACTAAAACATTCGGATGCGGTATGTCAGGAGATGAAAGACAAAACTTATCCGGATGAATTGAAATACCTAATTGAATCTGAAAACAGAAACAGGTTCATTCGCAATTTGGCAATCTCTTTGAATAAGAACACGTTGGTATTGTTTCAGATGAAGAAACATGGCAAACGATTGTTTGATTTGATTAAAGAGAAGGCCAAAGAAAGAAAAGTTTTCTTTGTTGATGGTGATGTTGAAACGGAAATCAGAGAAGAAATCCGTAAAATTATGGAGACAGAAAATGATGCTATTGTTGTGGCTTCTTTTGGGACTTTTTCTACTGGAACTAACATTAGGAATTTGCATAACATTATTTTTGCGAGCCCTTCAAAATCAAGAGTGCGAAATTTGCAGTCGATTGGCCGAGGTTTACGACAATCTGATGGCAAAGAAATGGCAACACTCTACGATATCGCAGACGACCTCAGACACAAAAAACACATGAACTTTACACTTCAACACTTCGTTGAAAGAGTTAAGATATATAATGAGGAGAAGTTCCCATTTAAGCTTTACAATATAGGACTCAAAAATGACAATTAAAATTGTACGATTTAAAGATGGATTGGATGTAATTACCAGCTTGTATTACGGTCTAGGAATGGACGACAAGCCTAATGGTGATGTGGAACTTACCAATCCAATGATGTTCGAGGTACGTAACTCCAACCTTGTAATGCAACACTGGTTGCCTTTATCAATTATGAAAGGAGAAAAGGTTACTATCCGAAAGGAAGAAATTCTTTGCACGTTTGAACCAAACGATGAGTTTGCCGAGTATTACGACAACACTGTCCGTGAGATGAGGAAAGCGGTAAAAGAATCAGAGAAGAATCCTGATATGTCTGAGATGTTGGAAGCATTAGCAGAAATCAACAGTACTAAGGGATTACTTATACATTAACATCATAGGGTAACAGCCGAACTATATCACAAGGCAAGCCCTTTGTCAACAACTTTTTATGGTACACTTGAATGAGTAAAATTAAACATTACATTAACAATGAAGATTTTTTAAAGGCATTGGTAGATTACAAAACCAAATGCGAAGACGCCAAAGCGCAAGGCAAAGGCAAACCCACGATACCGAATTATATCGGCGAGTGCTTTATTAAAATTGCCGAAGGTCTATCTCACAAACCAAACTTCATCAACTACACTTACCGTGATGAGATGATGGCAGATGGTATTGAGAACTGTCTCATGTACTTTGAGAACTTTGACCCTAGCAAATCTAAGAATCCATTTGCATACTTTACTCAGGTAATATACTATGCATTCCTACGCAGGATTCAAAAAGAAAAGAAACAACTATACGTCAAGTACAAAGCTACCGAACAAATGGGTATTCTGGATGAATTCGAAATGATGGAATCAGAAGACGGTACCACAAGGCAATTTGAATTGTATGATAACATTGCCGAGTTCATCGAAACCTATGAAGATGCCAAACAGGCAAAGAAGGATGCAAAGACGGCAAAGAAACCAAAAGGGCTTGAAAATTTTATTGGAGAGTGATATAATGAGAACTTATGGTGAACTATTACCTGGTTTAAAAATCATCTCACACAAAAAACACATAGATGACCGTGGTGATTTCTGTGAACTTTGGAAAATAAATGAAGATGGTATGAGGGGTTCTTTTCGTCAAGTCAATATAGCAACATCTGTTCGTAATGTTTTGCGTGGTATGCATAGACAAAACCAAACAAAACTTGTTATGCCAGTATACGGTGAAATATTTGATGTTGCATTGGAACCAGAAACTGGTAAATGGTTTGGTATTGTGTTGAACGAAACTAATGCGTTGTTTATACCTCCACAATATGCTCATGGTTATTTGGTATTATCAGAGAAATCGGTAGTACAATATGTTGTTGATGCACCATACAATAAACCAGAAGAAGAAAATTTGAAATGGGATGGTTATAATATTGAATGGCCCATCAGTGGTACACCAATATTATCTGCAAAGGATTTATAATGAAGATAGGATTTAATTGTAGTACGTTGGATTTGTTTCATGCTGGTCATGTAACAATGTTGAAGATTGAAAAACAACACTGTGACTATTTAATAGTTGCATTACAATCAGACCCAACTATTGACAGACCAGATACCAAAAACAAACCTGTACAATCTCTGTACGAAAGGTTTGTTCAAATCTCAGGATGCAAATACGTTGATGAGGTATTGGTATATGAAACCGAACAAGACTTGGAAAATATCTTTAAAACCCAAACGATTCATATACGTTTTTTAGGTGATGAATACAAATCAAAACCTTTTACGGCCAAACAATATTGTCTCGACAACGGTATAGAATTGTTCTTCCATGATAGACAACATCCATACAGTAGTTCTAAACTAAGACAACGAGTGTATGAAGCTGAACTTAAACGACTTGAACGATTGAATACGGAATATAATGAATGTCAAAAGTAGCAATAATAACTGACCAACATTTTGGTGCCAGAAACGATTCGATCCATTTTCTGGATTTCTTTGAGAAGTTTTATAAAGAAACATTCTTTCCAACGTTGGTTAAAGAAAAGATTAAGACTGTTCTTATTCTCGGTGATACCTTTGACCGCAGAAAGTATGTTAACTTCTACTCACTGAAACGTACCAAAGAAATGTTCTTTGACCCGTTGTATGCATTAGGTGTTGAAGTTCATATGTTGGCAGGTAACCACGACACATACTTTAAGAATACCAATGATGTGAACTCGGTAGATTTGTTGTTAAGAGAATATGACAACATCAATGTTATTGATTCACCACAAACAATTCATTTGGACTATGCAAACACAACCGCAGATGTTTGTATGATGCCATGGATATGTGCTGAGAACTACGAGAACTCTATGCAAGAGTTGAAGAATACCTCAGCAACCCTTTGTATGGGACATTTTGAAATTGCAGGCTTCGCCATGTATCGTGGTATGCCATCTGAGGAAGGACTTGACCGTGGAATCTTTAATAAATTTGAATACACTTTTAGTGGCCATTATCATCACAAATCTTCTGCTGGTGATATTTACTACCTTGGAAACCCATATGAGCTTACTTGGCAAGATTATAACGATCCTCGGGGCTTCCACATCTTTGACCTTGGCAGCAAAAAACTTGACTTTATAAAAAATCCAAATACAATGTTCCACAAGATTGTCTATGATGACAAGGAACAAACCATCAAAGAGATTGATGGTAAAGATTTGAAACCATACACCAACACCTACGTTAAAGTGGTTGTAATAAACAAAACCAACCCGTATTTGTTTGACAAGTTTATGAATAACCTGTATAATGTGAATCCAATTGACATTACAATTGCAGAAGACTTCACAGATTTAACAGAAGGTTTGGAAGATGACATGGTCGACCAAGCGGAAGATACGTTGACAATTCTAAACAAGTATGTTGATGGCATTAAAGAAGAAACCATCGACAACGGCAAACTGAAAACAATATTGAAAGAACTCTACGTAGAGGCATTGAATACTGAACAAGCATGATATTATTTCAAAAGATTAGATGGAAGAACTTTCTTTCCACAGGTGCATCGTTCACCGAAATTGATTTCACTAGGTCCACCAATACATTAATCATTGGTCATAATGGTGCCGGTAAATCCACAATTCTGGATGCATTGTGTTTTGGTCTATTTGGAAAACCTTTTCGTAAGATTAATAAACCACAACTACTAAACTCCATCAACCAACGTGATTGTGTCATTGAGATTGAATTCAATATTGGCCAAAAGAAGTTTAAGATTATACGTGGTATTAAACCAAACGTTTTTCAAATCTATTGTAATGATGTTCTGCTGAACCAAGATGCCGCTGCAAAAGACTACCAAGAAATTTTAGAGAATAACATTCTCAAATTAAACTATAAGTCATTCACGCAAGTGGTCATTCTTGGTTCAGCGTCCTTTGTTCCGTTCATGCAACTCTCTGCATCAGACCGTAGAGCAATCATCGAAGACCTCCTAGACATTCAAATCTTTTCCTCAATGAATGGGGTATTAAAAGATAAGATGACTTCTCTTAAAGAGAATATGACCAAAGGTCGGTATGCAATTGAACTCATCGAAGAAAAGATTGCTATGCAATTGGCTAACATCGAAGAACACAAGAAACACAACGATGATGAGATTACGAAGAAGAAAGAAGAAGTTGACAACTCAAAGAAACAGTTAAAGAACATACTGAAACAAGTAGAACTTATCAACAAACATATTGATGTGTTGACTTCCAAAGTTGGTGATAAGAAAGAGAAATTGGAAAAGAAATCCAAATCTCTATTCACACTACAAGGTAAGGTTGAAGGTAACATTAAGAAGAATGAGAAAGACATTGAGTTCTACGAACACAACGATTCATGTCCTACTTGCAAACAATCCATCGAAGAAGGTTTTAAACAACAACAGATAGATGAACGTAAGGCCAAGGTAACAACTCAACAAACTGGATTAGAAGAACTCTCCACAGAGTTGAAGAATGTTACTCATGAAATGTCAAAGGTGTCTGCCATTGTCAAACACATTAATGACCATTCTAATGAGATTACAAAACACAATGCCACTATGGCAGCCATATCAAAATACATTGTTAAGTTACAAAAAGAAATAACCGAACTATCTGTTAAGTATGATGATGTGGAAGAAGACAACCAAAAGTTGAAAGACTTACGTATTGATTTGATTATGCACACAGAGGCACAACAAGAAGGTGCGTTAGAGAAACAATATTTGGATTATGCGGCAACACTGTTGAAAGATACTGGTATCAAAACCAAAATCATCAAACAGTATTTGCCTATTATGAATAAGTTGATTAACAAGTACCTCACTGCGATGGACTTTTTTGTTAACTTTAACATCAACGAAAACTTTGAAGAAACAATTAAGAGTAGACACCGTGATGAATTCTCTTATGCCAATTTCTCCGAAGGTGAGAAGATGCGTATCGACTTGGCATTGTTGTTTACTTGGCGTCAGATTGCTAAGTTAAAGAATTCTACCAATACAAACTTGTTGATACTTGATGAAGTGTTCGATTCTAGCCTTGATACGGTTGGTACCGAAGAATTCTTAAAGTTGATACACGAAATGGGTACAGACACCAATGTGTTTGTTATCTCACACAAAGGCGACCAACTGTTCGATAAGTTCCGTTCGGTCATTAAATTTGAAAAGAAAAATAATTTTTCAAGGATTGCAAAATGAGTGAAGTGATTACATTTGACACCGAAAAGGCCGCAGCAGTTAGACCAGTTGCATCATCTATACCAACAGTTGACTTGGTACCACCAGACCATCCAGTTTTATATCAACCAGTACCTGATTTCGATTTTGCCAAACCGCCAGTACCACCAGCAGAGATTGCTTCTGTATTGATTGAGACATGTAAGAAGAACAATGGTCTAGGATTATCCGCAAACCAATGTGGATTTCAATACAAGGTATTTGTTATGGGTGTGGATGATAATTTTGTGGCATACTTTAATCCCAAAATTGTTTCCCAAGAGGGTGAAACCCACATGGAAGAAGGTTGCCTGTCCTTCCCATTGTTGATGTTGCGTATTACACGTCCAAAAAACATTACGGTAGAATACCAAGACTTCAAAGGTGAGAAACATACCGTAAGTTTTAGTGGTATAACTGCAAGATGTTTTCTCCACGAGCTTGACCATATGAACGGAATAGTGTATACTTCACGTGTAAAACCTTTGGCGTTGAAATTCGGTTTGAAGAAACTGGAAAAGATTAGACGCAAATACTTTAATCCAAAAATGTTAGCAAAGATGCAAGCACAGGCAAATGGCAACTAAGAAAAAAGAAATTCCTTCCGTTGAAGAACAGTGGAGACTCTGGCAAGTAGAAAACGAACCGGAACGTTTCAAACACATTGATACAGAAGGACTCAAATCAGCATTGGTTACTGACCTATCAAAGGCCTCTGCTATGGATGTACGTGAGTATACCTTGTACCAGAAATGGTGTGAGGTACACGAGAAGTATCCAACACGTGAGTTGAACACCTTAGAAGGTTACCAGACTCAATTGATTGATGTGAACCAAAGTAAATTAGTTGAACAAGTCAAAGCAAATTTCTGGATGCCAGAATCACCTGATGACTATGCCAACCTACGTCCTATTATGCAACTGTCCAATGGCGACCTTGCAGAAACCTGGAACACCATTCGTACATTCTCATCTACAATGAAGAATAACTCCAACATTGGACGTAATCTATTCTATACAGTACTTGATGGACAGACCGGGAAGTACCTAGGAGTCATTTGTATATCATCCGACTTCTTAGACCTTACTCCACGTGACAAAGCCATTGGGTGGCCACGGGACTTAAAGACCACAGGCAACATGATTAATCATACTGCCATTGGTTCTACCATTGTTCCACTACAACCACTAGGTTTCAATTACATGGGTGGCAAGTTGTTGGCACTATTGTGCCTATCAGATACAGTACAAAATGATTGGAAGGTAAGATATGGAGACACACTTGTTGGTGTTACTACTACTTCACTTTATGGTAACACAAAGTCCGGTGGTCTTTCTCAGTATGATGGCTTGGAACATTGGAACAAAATGGGTTTCTCATCAGGTTCAGTAGCGTTTGAACCATCCAGAAAAACAGTAAACATGGTTTATGACTGGGTAAAAGAGAACTACACAGAGAAATATTTTGAATGGTGGGAAGCAAAGAATCCCAAAGGTCTGCCATTGAAGCGTGACCACAAGAATCGTACATTAAATTTTGCGTATGGTAAGTTGGGTATTCCCAAAGAACTCATACGTACCGAACATCAGAGGGGCATCTACTTTTCTCCCCTCTATGATAACACCAATGAATTTTTGCGGAAAGAAATTGGTGATAAAGAGCTGGTCAAATCATTTGATACCAGCGTGGAGACCTTAACGGAGATTTGGAGAACCAAATATGCCAAAGGTCGTATATCAATGTTGAAAAAGAAGAACAATGTATCTTATGAATCCTTGTTCTATGATGACTTGATTTACTTGTCTTGGGAAGAAACCAAGGCAAAATATCTACCACAAGTTGGCAGATAAAACAAGTATGCCGCAATATTACTTGACAAGTTCACTACATAATGTTATGATGTGAATACTTGCAAAACGCAAGACTTTTATAACTTTGTCATCAGGAGATTATTATGACTACATCCGCAAAATCCAAAATCCTCGCCACTCTTTCCAAGAAAGACGGCTACAACACCTTGACCGTAGCACAAGCACGTGCTCGTTTCGGTATCACCAACGTCAGCGCACGTATTGATGAACTTCGCCAAGAAGGTCATGTTATTTACACCAACACCAAGTCACGTGGTGATGGTTCTAAGGTTGCTTCTTACCGTATGGGTAAGCCAACTAAGGCAATGGTTCGTGCTGCACTCAATACAGGTTACAGCTTAACTGCTTAATCAGTAAACATGGGGAGACCACCGGTTGGTGGTGCTCCCCTTTTTTATACTTGTGGAGTAAAAATGGAAATATCAATTAAAAAAGAAGACCTACAAAAGTACAGCATTTTTGTGGCCACACCAATGTATGGCGGTATGAATCACGGTCTGTATGCAAAGGCTTGTTTAGACTTGCAAGCATTGTGTATGCAATATGGAATCAAAATCAAATTTTCTTTCCTCTTTAATGAGTCACTAATTACACGTGCCAGAAATTATCTTGTTGATGAGTTCTTGCACCGTTCAGATTGCACACACCTATTGTTCCTCGATTCCGATATTCACTTCAATCCACAAGACGTACTAGCTCTATTGGCACTTGATAAAGATGTAATCGGCGGACCATATCCAAAGAAAGCAATCAAATGGAAAGCAGTTAAGACTGCACTCGAAAAGAATCCAATGCTTGATGCACAAACACTAGAAACCGTTACTGGTGATTATGTGTTTAATCCAGTTAAGGGTACTGAAAAGTTCTCTGTTGCTGAACCACTTCAAGTTATGGAAATTGGTACAGGCTTTATGATGGTTAAACGTGAAGTGTTTGCTGTTTGGGAAAAGGCCTACCCTGAGTTCCGTTACAAACCAGACCACGTTGGTCAGGCTCACTTTGACGGTTCACGTTACATTCATGCATACTTTGACACCGTTATCGACAAGGTTTCACATCGTTACCTGTCAGAAGATTATATGTTCTGTCAGTGGTGGAGAAACATCGGCGGTGAAATTTGGTTGTGTCCTTGGATGCGTACTGACCACATTGGTACTTATCACTTCAAAGGTGATATGCCAGCTGTAGCTAATTTCGTTGGAGAAATGTAATGCTAGTAGGCTTACTTGGATTTATTGGTTCAGGTAAAGGAACTGCGGGTGAAATCCTAAAAGATATGGGATTTCAACCTATCAGTTTCGCAAGTGGCGTTAAAGATGTTGCATCTGTAATGTTCGATTGGCCACGAGAATTACTTGAAGGTGACACAGACGAATCACGTGAATGGCGTGAACAACCAGACGAGTTCTGGTCTAGTAGATTTGGCAAAGACTTCACACCACGTTTAGCATTACAGTTAATGGGTACAGAAGTCGGCCGTCAGGTTTTCCATGAAGATTTTTGGGTCGATAGGATCAAAAAGACAATGGATCCAAACAAGAATTATGTTATCACAGACGTTCGCTTTATGAATGAACTTCGGTTCGTTCGACAAAACACTGGTGTTCTAATTTGTATTGAACGTGGTATTTTACCACACTGGTATGATATTGCAGCAGGTGCAAATCGTGGCCATACAAAAGAACTCCAATGGATGTTAGAAGAAAGTGGTGTACATGAATCTGAATGGCGTTGGGTTGGTGGTCCAATTGACCACTACATTGAAAACTCACGCACTAAGGAATACTTGAAAGAAAGATTGATTTCAGCCTTGACAAAATCTTACGGTTCTGGTATAATGAATGAATTGAATGAAGGAGTAAATCGTAATGAAACTATCTAATGAGACACTAACAGTGTTGAAGAACTTTGCTGGAATTAATTCTGGTATTGAGTTCAAAAAAGGCAATAAGATTGCCACCATCTCATCAACAAAGACTGTGCTTGCAAAAGCCACTTTGAAAGATGACTTTCCCCAAGACTTCTGTATCTATGACTTGAACCAGTTCTTGTCGGTACATTCGTTGGGTAAAGAAACTGAATTGGATTTCGACACATCTAATGTCATCTTCAAATCTGGTCGTTCTAAAACAAAATATCGTATGACTGCAAAGACTATGATTGTTTCACCGCCAGAAAAAGATTTGAATTTGCCATCTATTGATGGTTCGTTTACCTTGACTGATGAAGATATGGCACAAGCATTGAAGAATGCCGCTGTACTACAATCTCCAAACATTGCATTTGAATCTGATGGTTCAAAAGTATCTGTCACAACTTTCAATTCGAAAGATGATTCAGCACACACAAACACAATTGAGATTGGCTCTACGAATGATGGCAACATCTTCAAGGCAGTCTTTCTAACAGAGAATTTTAAAATGATTCCTGGTACCTATGATGTTCAAGTATCATCAAAAGGTCTAGCGACATTTAAAAATGCAAGCGGCGAATTGCAATATTGGATTGCAATTGAAGCCAAAGAATCTACATTTGGAGAATAATATGTTAATTTGGGTTACAGATACAAACAACAAAGCAAAAGTTGCAGTTAACACCGAACACTTGGTTGTAGTATTTACAGCACAAGAAGGTGAACAACAAGGTAAAACCGTTCTTGGTCTATCAGGTGGCATCAACGTTATCGTTGAAGAAACTGACCTTGAAATCGTTGCATTGGTTAACGCAGGTTAATTATGACTAAGGTTAATACTTTGTTCGGTTCGTTTGATGACGACCAACTTAAAAAACTCAAAGGTTATGTCGATGAAGTTGTTCTACACATGAACCGCAACGAGGCAAACAATCAAGCAATTAAAGACATTGTTGATGTAGCTAATGATGAATTGAAAGTTCCTAAAAAGATTCTCAAACGCATGGCTAAAACTCAGTTTAAGAATTCTTTCCAAACTGAGGTTGCAGAGTCCAAAGAGTTTGAAGCCTTGTTCGAAAGTATGAACGGGATTAAATAATGGAACTATCCAAACGCAGAGGTTTTCTCAAAGGGTTTGGATTAATTGGTGCATTTGCAGCAGGCGTTTCGGCGCCTGTTGTCATTGAGAAGGTACGAGAAGTACAATTACCTCCAATCACACCAACAGTCGATCCAAAAATCGTTGCACAGATTGAAGAAATCAATCCATCCACACTATCATTAACACAGACTTATGGTGTTATTGAACCACCAAAACCACCACCAGTAGTTCAAGTTCCATTTGGTTCATCTGGTAATTATATTGTCAGTAGCAGCATTGGTAGCAGTTATACTAACAGTGCGTTAGTATTAGGACACGATGGTAATATTAAGGTCGGTTTGTCCGGCAAAAAGTTTGTTCCTGGTACCGAGAAACACGTTGATGTTAAACTTGTACCTGGACCTGATGGTGAACTTTATTTAAATGTTAATGGCCAATGGAAAAAGGTCTTGACAGTTTGATGTACTTAGTGTACAATATATTTTTTATTATGGAGAATTTGAATGTCAGAACACATGTTATGGGTAGAGAAGTATCGTCCTAAGACCATCGAGGACTGTATTCTACCAGATGCTTTAAAGAGCACATTCCAGGAATTTGTAAATCAAAAGAAGATTCCTAACCTACTTCTTGCTGGCACCGCTGGCGTAGGTAAAACCACAGTCGCACGAGCTCTTTGTGAAGAAGTTGGTTGTGATTACATCATCATCAACGGTTCAGAAGAAAACGGTGTTGACACCATTCGTGTTAAAATTAAAAACTATGCATCGTCAATGTCTCTTACGGGTGGTCGCAAGGTCGTTATCCTAGACGAGGCAGACTATCTAACTCCAAACGCACAGGCAATTCTACGTGCAGGCATCGAGGAGTTTGCTGACAACTGTTCATTCATTTTCACCTGTAACTTTAAGAACAGAATCATTGACCCGATTCATTCACGTTGCAGTTGTATTGATGTTAAACCAAACGGCAGCAAAGCAAAACTAGCAACACAATTCTTCAAACGTGTTGAGTGGATTCTCGGTGAAGAAGGCATCACATACGACAAAGATGTGGTTGCTGCGGTTATCACCAAACACTTTCCAGACAATCGCCGTATTCTAAACGAACTACAACGTTATGGTGTATCAGGTAATATCGACAAAGGTATTCTTGCATCCGTTTCAGACATTCAAATGGGTGAAGTTGTTAAGGCACTTAAAGGCAAAGACTTCTCATCTTGCCGCAAATGGGTTACGATGAACCTGGACAACGACCAGACTCGTATTTTTAGAAATGTGTATGATGCACTATACGAACAGTTGAAACCTAATTCGGTTCCACAACTGGTTCTTATTCTTGCTAAGTATCAATATCAGGCAGCCTTTGTTGCTGACCATGAAATTAATTTGATTGCGTGTTTGACCGAGATTATGGTCGAATGTGAATTCAAGTGACAACCCAAACCAAAACTTGTTACTACTGTAAAGAAGATAAACCTCTGTTTGACTTTGCTGCAAACAGAGGTACACATGACCGATTAGACCATCGTTGCCTTTCGTGTCAGAAAAGCAGAGTACAAGAAGTAAGACAAATCCGAAAGACTGCACCACCAATGTCACAGTATTGTGATTGTTGTGGTATTGAAAATGTGCCTATCAAAGGTCACAGATATCAGAAGTTTTGTTTGGACCATAATCCTGAGAAAGGTATTTTCAGGGGATGGTTATGTCGTAAATGTAATGTGGCAATTGGACTACTAGGTGATGATGTTGCAGGTTTACAGAGAGCATTAGCTTATCTACAAAAACCTGACTATGTACCGCCAGAACCAGAACCAACTGTCGATTTGATGAGGTTTTTTGATGACACCCTTTGATTATGTTAATTTAGTTTTACACAAGACTACACAAACCGGAGAATTGGACTTTGTAGATTACAAACCATTCTTGGTTAATCGTTCACTATCATATCAGTTAGATTGCGTTCTCTATGCCAATGAGATGAACCAATGGCCACAAATTGATAAGGACATGCAATACCAGTATTTTCTAAATAGCATTAGACCCATGAAACGGAAATTTCAACCGTGGCAGAAGTCTGCAACTGACGAGAATATTGAGTGTGTGAAAACCTATTTTGGTTATTCTAATGCCAAGGCTAAAGAAGCCCTTCGTATTCTTTCTGATGAACAAATCGCTGAAATAAAAAGAAAAACAGATAAAGGCGGAGTGAAATGATTGACATTAAAAATTTAGTGGAAGTTACCCTACAAGAAAAGGATGACTTCCTCAAAGTAAGAGAAACGCTAACCAGAATTGGTGTTGCTTCCAAAAAAGATAAAACCTTATTTCAAAGTTGCCACATTCTCCACAAACGTGGACAGTATTATGTGGTACACTTTAAAGAATTGTTTGCCTTAGATGGTAAACCAACCGATATTACCGAGAACGACCTATCACGTAGGAATGCCATTGTCAATCTGCTGGAAGACTGGGGATTGATTAAGATAGTTGACAAAAAACAAACAGAAGTTCCTGTACCAATTTTTTTATCACAAGTTAAAATCCTATCACACAAGGAAAAAGATGAATGGCAACTTGTACCAAAATATAATATTGGTAAAAAACCAGGAAGAGATTGACAACTCGCATATATAATAGTATAGTCTCAGTCCCATCGGGATGGGAAACAGGTGCTCCACCTACCTTAGGAGCGTAATAAAACGGGTGTACGTCATCACCGCTGGAGAACGTAACCAGCATTAATGATATGCCTTCGGGGTATCAATTTTAATCTTGCTTTAATTAGGAGAAACACAATGAGCAATTATCCATCAAGTCTTTTCGACTTCCACAAGTTCGACCCATTTGCAGTAGGTTTCAATGATGTATTCAAAGACCTACAAGAAATGTCCAAGAACGTCCAAAAAGCAGTCTCTTACCCTCCATATAACATCAGACAGGTTAAAGAAAACAAGTACGTCATTGAAATGGCAGTTGCTGGTTTTGCTAAATCTGATATTGAAGTTACATTGGAAGGCAACAAGTTGATTGTTAAAGGTGTTTCACAAGACACCGATGCACCAGAAGAATTCATCTTCAAAGGTATTTCTAACCGCAACTTCACACGTGAATTCAAACTCAATGATAAAATTGAAATTGAAAATGCCGAAATGGCAAATGGTATGTTGAGAATCTGGTTAGAAAATATTGTTAAGGCACAAGATGCTATTAAGAAGATTTCGGTGAAGGAAAAGGATTCTAAATGAAAGAAATAATTACCGCTTTACTCAAACGTATAAGTGGTGATTATGGAAACGATTTAGAATCATATATCACCGCAAGAAATCCACAGAATGAAGGTGACGTTGAACGTTTTGCCCGTGAATATAATCAACATCTAGTTCAGAAAAGGTACTAATATGTTTAATAAAAACAATTGGTGGCCTGTTACTGATGAAGAATGGGAAAGATTAAATTATCCGGAAAGGTTCAAACAATGAGAAAATTCTTAATAAGTATACTTGAAGCCATACAGGCAATCAAGAACCACAGGTCAAGTCCTGGAATCAAAGGTAGATAATTACCAGAAGGGGTCTTGACAGACCCCTTTTTTTCGTGTATAATGGATGCATTATGAAAAACCTTAAACGCAAACACATTGATGGCCCAGCCATAGACGAATCTAATCCAAAGAAGTACCGTGTGAAAAACGGCACTGATGTTTACTATACCTTTCCACATTGGACTGGTAAAGAAATTGAAGGTGTTGAATTTGTTGCGGTTGTCAAAAGACAACCATCACAAGAACTTACACAAGTAATACATTACTTACGGAAAGATTCATTAGAATTAGTTAAATAATTAACGGGCCGTTAGCTCATGCTGGTTAGAGCAGTGGACTCATAATCCATTGGTGCTGTGTTCGACTCACAGACGGCCCACCATTTTATAGGAAAACTATGTCAATTACATTACAAAATTTAGAGAGTGCTTTAGCAGGTGAGTCTATGGCTCACATCAAGTACCGTTACTTTGCTAAGTTGGCTCGTGCTGAGGGTTTTGAAGATGTTGCAAAACACTTTGAACACACAGCAGACCAAGAAATTCTCCATGCATGGGGACATTTGGAACTATTGATTGGTAAACCAGATACTCGTAAGTGTTTGGAACTTGCTATTGAAGGTGAAACATATGAGTTCACTGAGATGTATCCTGAGTTTGAGAAACGTGCCAAGGCCGAACACAACATTGAAGCAGTTAAAGAGTTCAATGAACAAGGTCGTGAATCACAAGAACACGCACAACAATTCAAAGAAGTTTTGGAGAAAGCATCAAAACGTTTTGCTGCACTAACCAAAATTGAGAAACGTCATGCAGAAGCATATCAGTCTAAATTGGAGAATCTATAATGAGTGAGACACACGTATGCGTGGTATGTGGCCACGAACACAATGAAGAAACAGAGGGTATTTGGAATCAATTACCAGATGATTTTATTTGTCCGGAATGTGGATGTGGTAAAGAGGATTACGAAGTCATCTGATGAGAAAAGTTTTCGTTAATGGAACTTTTGATATACTGCATAGAGGTCACCTTGAACTTTTATTATTTGCTCGTGAACAAGGTGACTTCCTTACAGTAGCTATAGATACGGACGATAGAGTTAAACAACTAAAAGGTCCTACACGACCAATTAATAAATGTGTGGACAGAATGTTGATGTTAACTCATCTTAGGTCCGTTAATGCCGTAGTTAGTTTTAGTACCGATGAAGAACTAATAGAGTTGATATCTAAACATGATGTGATGGTTAAAGGCTCAGACTACATAGGTAAAGATATAGTTGGCCAAGAAGTTTGCAAAGAGATTATATTTTTTGATTTAAATGATGACTACTCAACAACCAAAACCATTCAGAATATTATTAATCGGTGATACTTGTCGAGACATTTACCATTATGGTACTGTCGATAGAATAAGTCCTGAGGCACCGGTGCCAGTATTCAAACTGCATCACAAGGATGAACTGGACGGCATGGCAGGAAACGTCTACCGAAATCTTACAACGTTAGGTTGTGAAGTTCACTTCATACATGGTAAAAAATCAACCAAGACACGTTTGATTGATATGCGTAGTAAACAACATATCGTCAGAATTGATGATGATGTGATTAGTGAACCAATGTCATTCGAAACTGAAATACCACCAATGTATGATGCCGTTGTTGTATCAGATTACAACAAAGGTTACATCAGTTACGAAATGCTGGAAGAACTGCCAACTCTCTACAAAGGTCCTATATTTGTAGACACAAAGAAAACGGATTTAAAAAGACTAGAAGGTTGTATTGTAAAAATCAATGCACACGAATATAGTTTACTCACCTCAGAATGTAGTAATTTAATTGTTACATTGGGTGCTCAAGGTGCCAGTTGGGATAACGATATCTTTCCAGCTCCATCGGTTGAAGTGAGTGATGTGTGTGGTGCAGGTGATACCTTTCTGTCTGCACTAACATATTGGTATCTTAAATCAGAAGATATGGAACAGGCTGTGCATTTTGCAGTACAAGCAAGTTCCGTTACAGTACAACATTTAGGTGTATACGCACCAACATTAGAGGAAATATTATGAGACTAGAAGGCTTCGTTGAAAAAGGTTGGGGACATGAATTGATTTGGGCCACCAATGACAAGTATTGTGGTAAACTATTGAAGTTTAATGAAGGTGCCAAATTCAGTATGCACTTTCATTCCGAGAAGGATGAATCGTGGTACATTCTTAGTGGACGATTCATAATCAAGTTCATTGAAACAAACGATGCATCAATGCATAGTATTGAATTGAAAGAAGGTGGCGTATGGCGTAATCGTCCGTTGCAACCACACCAAGTGATTTGTTTGGAAGAAGGAACAATTATTGAGGTGTCAACACCCGATAGTGTTATGGATAATTTTAGAGTTATGCCAGGAGATTCACAAAAGTGAAACAAAAATTTCGTGATGCATACATGAAAGTGGCTGAGACATTCGCAGGATTGTCCTCAGCACAAAGACTTCATGTTGGTGCCATTGTTGTCAAAGAAGACCGAATCATATCTATTGGTTACAATGGTATGCCTGCTGGTTGGGATAACAATTGTGAAGATAAAGAATACATGAGTGGTGATGCCGGCGGTTGGTTGGATCCGGATGAGATTGAAGAACGCTGGCCACATAAAGAACAGATGCTTCCAAAAGAAGACAATCGTTGGAGAAGATATGCACTCAAAACTAAACCAGAGGTTTTACATGCTGAAACAAATGCGATTGCGAAACTTGCTAAGTCTACCGAATCTGGTATGGGTGCTACTATGTTTATTACCCATGCTCCATGTCTGGACTGTGCCAAACTTATCTACCAAAGTGGTATTGGCAGTGTTCTATATCGGGA